AACCAGATGAAACCGGGTGAGACTAGGAATCCCAACGGCCGCCCGAAGAAGGGCGAGTCCATTACTGAGATTGCCAAGAAGTTCTTGGAGGACATACCTGAAGGACAAAACAAGACCTATAAGCAACTATTCTTCGAGAAAGTATACAAGAAAGCAGTCGTAGAGGGTGATATAGCCGCCCTTAAGCTTGTATGGAACTACGTCGATGGCATGCCTGAACAACCGATAAAACATACAGGAGACGCTGACAACCCGGTAACTGTCAAAGTCTACCTTCCACCTAAGTCCTACGATGCCGATCCGGTTGGAAGTACCGACTAAGGAGACTGAAGGTATTGACCGCGTCTGGATACCCCATCCCGGCCCCCAGACCGAGCTTCTGACCCGTACTGAGGATGAGATGTTGTATGGGGGAGCTAGGGGCGGCGGTAAGTCAGACGGCGGACGCATGTGGCTTCTTGACCAAACTGACAATCCCCTCTTCCGTGCACTGGTAGTTCGTAAGAACGCCGGAGACCTCGACGACTGGGTGGATAAGGCCCGCTATTGGTTCGGTCCTATGGGCGCTACCTTCGCCTATAAGCCCTCAGTCATCACCTGGCCTTCGGGCGCTAAGATCATCACTGGCCACTTAAAGGACGCCGACGCCTATACTAAGTACCAAGGCCAGGAGTTCCAGCGAATGCTAATTGAAGAGGCAACCCAGATTCCTGACCTCAAGCGATACGTGCAGCTGATCGGCTCATGCCGCAGCACTGTACCTGGTATTCGTCCCCAGGTGCTGCTGACCGCTAATCCTGGCAACATCGGCCATCAATGGGTAAAGGCTCGCTTCATCGACCCTGCTATACCCGGTAATCCGTTTAAGGACGGAACCGGACGATCATTCGTATTCATACCCTCGACGGTCGATGACAACCCTACCCTCTCCAAGAACGACCCTGGTTACTTGCGCTACCTGGACAGTATTAAGGAGACCGACGAGAACCTGTGGCGGGCCTGGCGCTACGGGGACTGGTCAATCTTTGTGGGTCAGGTATTCTCCAAGTTCCGACCGGCTACCCACGTCATCAGCCGCCTGCCGGATAACGTCAAGCTCTCGCAGTGCAAGAAGATTGTCGGCTTCGACTGGGGGTATAACGCCCCGGGAGCTGCCGTGTTCATCGCCGTAACGCCTAAGAATCGCTGGGGCGTTAAGCACTACTACCAGTACCGCGAGCTGTACCTAACCAAGAACGACCCGGCCGAATGGGCCTCACGTCTTGCAGAGCTAAACGAGATGGACAAGATAGACTGGATGGTTCTGCCGCACGACTGCTACAGCGAGGCACAGGGACATAAGAGCATCGAGAAGGTGTTTAAGGAATATATGCCCAGCCTTAACTTCATCCGGGGTAAGACGCTTTCTAAGGGAGCCCGTCACCAGCGAGTCGCGATCATGCAGTGGTGCCTATCAGCTGACGAGAACGAGCCTGCAGGCGACCCTCGGTTTCAAATCCTTGCCCGCTGTACTGATATGATCCGCACCCTTCCAAACCTTGTGTATGACGAGAACGACATCGAGGATATCGACACAGACGGCGAGGACCACTTATTTGACGCCGCCTCCCTTGCCTTAATGACTGAGATATCCGATGCCCCGGCAGGTAGGGTCATCCAAACCAACCCGTCAGGCGTATTCAAGCCCACTGAGTCCTTCGCTCTCTCGCGTGATGGCTTAACAGTCCCCCGTGACGCTCTTGAGGAACTGCGTGAGAGCTTGCCAACATACGGCAATTAAGCTCATACTGTACCCATGATCCAAAATGATGAGCATGAACCGATACTGGTCAGGCTAACATATAAACCTTGGGCAGAAAGGCGGCTCCGGCCATTCTACTGCTGCCGCTGCGGAAAATGCGTCTGTGAGCTGACTGGAGACGCTACCGAGATCATCCCAGGCGCCCCAAGCAGTGAAGAGATAGGAGACCTAGACATTCGTCACCACGCCAGGTGCGGCGGCAATATCCGCATCTCCCCTGGAATACATGTGAGATGTACCGCTACTTACTACTTCAACTGATATGCCTACACACGAGTTAAACAAAGAGGAGTCCAGACCGATTACATTCGTTCCCGAGCTGTCCATATCGCTCTCGGACTCAGAGCTTCTTGATCTTATTGAGCGCAAGGTAAACGAGTACAAGTCCTGGATGACGACGCGTAAGATCGACGAGCGGGCCAAGATGAACGTCGAGTATTGGAAAGGCGTCCAGGAGACAAAAAGGAAGCGCGGCATGCCGGACACCGCGTACAGGAACAACGTTCTGCATAGAGACCTTGCCACGCGTGTCCAGAACGCTACCTCCCGCATGCCGGACGTAGTAGTGATGTCTCCCCAGCAAGACGAGGACCCGAGCGTCAAGGAAGATACCCAACAGGTTGAGGAATGGCTAAAGATCAGGGTCGACTCGGACGTTATGCGCCGCATATTCCAGTCAGCCATCCGTGATAACCACCTGAAGTTCAGAGGCGTCATTAAGTACCGCTACGACCACTCCAGGAAGGACGCGGTGATCGAGCGTCTACGCCCTGAGGATGTGGTGCTTGACTCCACCGCCCGTATCCCTGAGGACGGCTACACATGCGACAATATGGAATTCATCGGTGAGTGGATGGAAGAATACACGTCTGTCGTTCTTAATATGTTCCCCGACAAGAGAGATGAGCTTATCGCTGAACTCTCCAAGGAAGCAGCGGCTGGAGGTAAACCGGCAAGCTCCAAGATTCGCTTCCTGCAAGTAACCGCCCGGGTATCAGACAAGGAGGGAAACCCTAAGCTTATCTTGGTTAATTCATATAAGAGAATACTTCTCTCCAAAGCCCCACACCCCTACTGGGACGAGCGGGAAGGCTCGGACATTGAGTTTGGCTTAGTTCCTGAGGAGAAGTTAGACCCAGCCCTAGCGCACGCGGTCCTTCCTGGCCTTGGCCTTGAAGCTCCCCGGCATAAGCCGAAGCGCTTCAACCACTTCCCCTGGCCGAGAATGCCCTACAGCATTTTAAGTGGTGAGAACCTAGGAGATGGACCGATTGACGACACCAACGTATTTGAGCAGGCTCTGGCCCTTCAAGACATTGTAAACCTAAGAGGCGATCAGATATCCCAGATCAACGAGTGGGCTGTGCCTAAGATTGTGATGTCCACAAAGGCTATGACCGAGGCTAAGGCGTCAAAGGTATCGCGTGACCCATCTGAGGTAATATCGGTGGAGTTAAACGAAGGGGAAAGTGTTGAGAGCGTACTTAAGGAGATTTCCGGTACTCCCGCCTCCCCTGCTCTTTACCAAGACTTGCAGCAAGCAATACAAGCCATTGACGCTCATTTCTCAACTTCGGCAGCTGTTCGGGGTGAAGCGGTAGAGCCTGAGAGTGGCGTTTCCAAGCAAATCAGCCGTGAGGGAGATCTCTCAGCCTCTGATGACATCGCTCAGACAATGGTGCAGCGCTGCGTCGAGGAAGCGGCTAACTGGCTGGTACAGCTGGCCAAGATCTACTTTGACGAGGACAACCGCGCCTCAGCTCCTGGTCCTGACCGCACCCAGCGCTCCGCCTCCATTTCCAACAAGCTCATTCCCGATAATATCCAGGTCGTAGTGAAGGCCAACGCCGTCGATAAGATGACCATGAGGAATCTGGCCATGAACTTGGTATCTTCAAAGGGAATTGACCCGATGAGCCTCTACGAATTCCTTGACTTCCCCAACCCTAAGGAATTGACTCAACGGCTCATGGACTTCCTGGCGGCCGAAGCCCAGGGTCCAGCCAAGTACTTAGCTGATATCGGGGTAAACGCCGGGGAGCCGGCCAATAAGCAAAACGAAGCAACTGACGCGGGATCTAATCCCCCACCTACACCTCCCCAAGCCCCTGCTGGGCCTCCAGGACAGCCCCCAACATCTCCTCAAGCCCCACCACCGCCTCAAGCGCCTGGTACGCCACCCATGATGCCACCCTCTCTTCCCGCCGTTCATTAACTAAAGGACCACTATGAGAAAGAAGCGGGCCGGTATGGCTCAGAAAGACAAAGAGGAAGCCGAGTTATTAGCCGTGTTCAACCCCGAGCCGGAAGCTCCTATTGTACGGGAGACGTACGGGGAGGCACTGTCCGATGACACCTCCCCGAAGCGTGCAGGAGACGAAGGGGCAAGCCTTGCTGCGCTTTTTTCAGGTTCAAAGTCACCCCCTGAAAGTAGAGAGGGGATTGTACCCGTGATTGAATCCCCTACCCAATCACCTACCCAATCACCTACCCAGTCCCCCGAAACTTCCGTAGACAACTACATCCGCGACCAAGTACTGACAGAGATGTACGGAACTACCACCCCATCCGAGCACGATACAATCCAACTAGCTTTAAGGAGAATGCTATGACACAAGAAGAAATGGAAGCCAAAATGGCGCAGTTAGAGGCCAAGAACGCCGAGTTAGAGTCGAAGATACCAGCCCCCGTCGTACCGGCTGACCCAGACGCCCAGTACAAGCCCAGCACCTGGAAGGAGCTACATGACAATGTCCAGCAAAGCGCCAATGACGCCGCTCTTAAGGTGCTAAAGGACGCCGAAGAGAAAAAGGAAGCCGAGAAGAAGAAGCAGGACGAGGCGGTGGCCGAGCAGTCCAAGAAGATTGACGAAGCCTTCGAGGCTCTTCAAAAAGAAGGCGTCATTGCCGAAATCAAAGACAAGAACAACCCGAACGACCCAGGAGTTAAGCAAAGAAAGCAAGTCCTGTCCTCTTTGGTCAGGTCTGGTGGCCAGCACGTTGATGTAGAGGCCAGGAAGCTAAAAACCGCCTGGGATAGGGGTCTGGAGTATGACGACGCTAAGAATGAGTTCGTAGGGGCAGGAACTGGTACGAACCCTAACCGTGACGCTTACGTCGGGTCTAGTGCCAACCGAGTGGCTACGCCTACAAACCCTGGCAAAGTCAACCTCTCTGGAGTGCGTGGAGACCTGGATGAAGCGCGCCGCCGCTGGGAAACTGCTAACGGCAAGGTATAGATTTTATCACCTCTTGACATACTCTACTGTAAGACCCCATACTTAAAAGCATCAAGGCCAAAGAGCCGTTTCCCCTTATACGGGGCGGCTCTTTTTGTATAACTACCTAATAAGTAAGAGACCATTCATGGCTACGTTCACCGACACACGGGTCAACGCGATGACGCAGGAGTCCTTTCTGCCCGCCGTGTTCGACCAAGTTATTTCATCCACCGCCCTTTCCCTTCGGCTCTTGGCCAATGGAAAGACTTGGAAGGGTCGCCAGATGGTCGTTCCGATCAAGCTGACCAACTCCAACCAAGCCCAGAGCTTCGCCGGTCTTGACGCCTTCGTCGCCCAGGAGCTTTCCACCAAGCAGCGCATGACCTTCGACCTGCGCGGCGCTCGCCAGCCAGTCGCAGTATCGGGCCTGGAAGTCTTGGCTAATGATGCTCCCGAGGACCAGGTAATTGATATGATCACTGAAGCTCTCGAGGAAACTCAGACCGAGCTTATCGACTTCATTGCCGGTATCATGTACGCCTACGGCACCGGGAACTCCAATAAGGACTTCTACGGTATCGGCGCCTACGTGGATGACGGAACCAATGTCGCCACCATCGGCGGACTCTCTCGCTCCACCTACCCAGTCCTTAAGGGTTCATACCTCAGTTCTGGTGGAACCATCTCGCTTTCTCAGATGGCAACCCTCTACAGCGACGTCTCAAGCGGATCTGCCGAGTCAACCCCTTCGATGGCCCCGGCAAATCCTACCGTCTTTGACTACTACGAGCAGCTGATGACCCCGACGGTTCGCGAAACCTACTCCGAGACTGGCCGCTACAACCTAGCATCCCGTCCTGACGCCGCCGGTGGCATGAGCCGAGATGGCCTGGTTGGACGCTCCGGATTTACCGCCATTTCCTACCGAGGTGTGCCGATCGTTCGCGACTACAAGGCCCCATCTGGCAACCTGTACATGATCAACGAGGACACCATTGAATGGCGTGGGGCTAAGGGCTGGTCTGCTCTTAACTACCAGGGCGTACCATTTACCCATTCCACCATCGAAGGCGTATACTCCGAAGCCCCTCTCAAGACTATTGATGGATTCGGCTGGTCAACCTTCCGCGCCCCGATGAACCAGTTCGGCGTCGTAGCCGACGTGCTGATGGCTGGAAACG